GGAACAGCAAGCGTGAATGTTCCAAGGCTTCTGAACCTATCAAATCCCTGTATGAACACTCTGCCACGCCAATAGTATTCCGCATCATTATCAAGCGTAAGACGGCAAACACGGCCTTCTATGTTGTTTCTCATGCCGGAGATAGTCGCATCCCAATTCCAATGCGGATGAACACCGCCAAGCTCAAACGCCAATTCGCGCTTCTTGTATATCCTTCTGCCAGATATGGCTTCAGAAACATCAATCAATCCGTCTCTTCCGGGAATGCTGATGTATGTGGTTTCCATTTCAGGATCACCGATATAGTTGTTATTACCGAGTCCGAGATTCCAATCTGTGACAGTATGGAATGTTCTCCCGGTATCTTCAACATAGATTGTGATTCCGTTTGTCATAATATTGCTCAACGTCTGCCACCTCTTATCGCTATTGTGCCAAGTGCAACATTCATATCCGGGGCAATTCCGCCAACAAGCGCACCTGAATCAAGCACAAGCTGATTGCCTGCCGCCAAATAAGGCAGATATGTCTCCAACAGAGAAGATATATCACTCCCACCGCTGCTTAATGGTTGAACCATTGCGCGACCGTCTGATACTTGTACGAACTCCGGACCTGCTTCTCCGACTATTGCAGAACCGCTCGTTAAAACACCGCCGCTTGCCATAAATGCTGACGTGTCTATGTGTCCGAAGCTGATCTTGCCGTGTGTTACCGAATTGAGCTTATCTGATACAGTATTTATCTCATCAAGGATAAATTTCAGACCGTTGCTGAACAGACTCTGAATTGTATCCCATACCCCGGTAAATACTTCCTTGACACCATTCCATACCTGCTCCCAGTCTCCCGAGAACAGCCCTGCGAATATGTCAAATAGTCCTGTCATTACATCAAGCGCACCCTCGAGAATGGTTGCGATATTTGCAAATGTGGCCTCAAATATAGGCCCGAGAAAATCACACAGCGCATTCCATACAGCTTTGACAACTTCACCAAAATCTTTAAAGTTGAATCCCATCTCGTTGAGACGGTCAACGATTCCCTGCCCGAACTCTTCGAACTTTGCTGTGAGGTTGTTCCAGATTGCGATTATATTATTTCTGAACTCTTCATTTGTGTTCCACAAGTGTATGAATGCCGCTACAAGTACACCGATAACAGCCACTACGGCAAGTATCGGCGCGGATAATCCACCAAGAACAGTCATTATTGTCCCGATACTACTTGTTAATTTCCCGACGATAACAAGTAGAGGCCCAAGAGCCGCAACTATCAGAAGAGTATTCATGATAGTCTTTTTTGTACCTTCATCCAATCCATTGAGATAATCGATGAATTGCTGAACATATCCAACCACTTCACGAATTGTCGGCATCAATGTATCACCAAGGGAAATGGCAAGCTCTTCAAGCTCTGATTTGAGGTTCTGCATCTGGCCTGATGCGTTATCCATCATGGTCGCCGCCATTGCTTCGGCACGTCCATTATATGTCTCTAATATTTCAGCTCCCGAAGCCATTGCTTCATTCAAAGGAACTATACCTTCTTCCGTTTTGGCGAATGCTTGCGAAGAATTATCAACCGCTTCTGTCAGTTTGTTGTAATCTTCTTCTGTCGCATTTGCGATTGCCAATATACCTGACATTGCTCTGGCACCACCAAGCATAGCAGCCGCTCTTGCTTTTTCAGCACCTTCTGCACCATAAGCCTGTTTTGTTAGCTCCTCCACGGATTTATTATAGTTTTTCTCGGTTATTTCCCCTTTATCAAGAGCTTCATCAAGAGCGTTAATGCTATCGTTGAAATCTTCGATAGGCATATTTATATGCCCCATACTTTCACGAAGCTGATCCATGATCTGACGCAGCGAATACATATGACCTTCGCCATCATCTAATGACAACCCGAGTCTATCCATTGCCATAGCAGACTCTTTTGTCGGCTTCGCCATGTTTTTGAACACATTTCGAAGAGATGTTCCTGCTTGTGATGCCTTAATACCGCTATTTGCCATCAATCCTAACGCTGTGGCAACATCTTCAGATGAAAAACCTAGCGATCCTGCTTCTGAAGCACAGTATTTGAAGGATTCGCCCATCATCGAGACATTTGTGTTTGCATTTGATGATGCCGCAGCCAAAACATCAGAGAAATGTCCTGCATCTTGTGCTGACAAACCAAATGCTGTAAGGGCATCGGTTACGATATCAGACGTTGTTGCAAGCTCTTCCCCGGATGCCGCAGCAAGGCTCATAATACCGGATATACCATTCAGCATATCTTCGGTTTTCCATCCTGCCATCGCCATATAATTCATGGCTTCAGCAGAATCAGAAGCAGAGAACTTCGTTGTCTCGCCCATTTCACGAGCCTTGTCACGGAGTTTATCGAAGTCATCTCCTGCCGCTCCTGAAACAGCCGCAACCTTCGACATGGATGCGTCAAAATCAGCCGTTGTTTTGATTATGCCTGCGCTTAAACCTGCTGCCGCTGTTGATAACGGCATAAGTGCCTGGCCTGCACCACTTATCTTGTCACCGACATTTTTTAGGCTTTCGCCTGCTGCCGATATCTTCTGCATGGCAACAGAACTAGCTGAAGCCTGCTTCTCAAGCTGTTTTAACTCATTCGTACAACTTATGATCTCACGCTGAAGGGCATCATACTGTTCCTGTCCTTCACCTGTTCTCTTCAGCTCTTCTCCAACTTCTTTTTGTGCTTCTTTGAGTGCTTCGAGCTTTGTTTTTGTCTCTCCAACACGTTCTGCCAAGAGCTTCTGCTTCTGTTCCATCAGCTCTGTGTTGTGCGGATCTAATTTGAGAAGTTTTTCGACATCCTTTAACTGTCTTTGTGTGCTTCCAATTTCCTGATTAACACCCTTTAAGGCCTTGGATAATCCGGAAGTGTCTGCCCCTAATTCGATTGTAATTCCACGAACTTTAGTTGATGCCATGTTTACTCTCCAAGATTAAGCTCTCCCCGGAAGAATGCTGCCATGGATCCGGCAGGAGCTTTCTTATCGTATTTTTCGTGATCGTTTGCTTTTTCGGTCATCATGTCAAAAACCATTCCGACCGTCATATCGTCAAGATCCTCTTTTGACAGATTCAATTCAGCGCAGCGGAGCATGAATATCGCACCATTCGGCTCTCTGTCTCTCGGAGCTACTTTTTTTTTGCTTTAGATGTCTGCTTTGTGTTTATTGCCCATAATTCAAGAATATGTGGCAAAACCTCATATATACTGAACATATCGAACGTATCAAGCCATTCGTCCGGTGTTCTTTCTGTCATATCAGGATTCGCATGAAGTGCCATGATATACGCTGTATCTTCAAATATCTGAAGATTGATCGCATCAAGATTTGAATCTTCGGCATTCTTCGGATCGAATGCTTTCCGAAGTCTGTTCATATCAGAGATCATATCTCTGCCAATAACAGCTCTGTAAAGCCTTGGAGTCCGGGCTGTAGCACGGAACTTAACTTCCTTCCCATCAATCGTTACGATTTTATCCATTTTCTTCCCCTTTATATGTACTTCCTTATATTCTGCACAAGCTCACCTTCGCACTTCTCAGCAACAGGTGCTATATGTGGAAATGCCTGTGCCCTTCCGCCACCTACAAGCGCATGGCCTTTTTCTAACAGATGTGTCAACTGATAGTGGTTTTCATTATGAATAGTGGCTTTTCTGTGATAACGCTTGTCGGTCTTTGTTTGCATAACTTTCCAACTTTTGTTATATTCATCCCACGATCCATATTTTCCGCTTGGTTGCCCTTCGCTTCCGATAGGATGAGCATCATGGAGTGCCTGAACAGCATCTTTTGCTGTTTCACGCACCCCTTTATCACAAGCTTCTTCAGTAACACCGACAAAATCTTCGAGCGTTTTCTCTATTTCCTTTGCCAACTGATCCACTTTTACTTTTTTGCTCATCTTTCATATCCTTATCGGATTTATGACCACTTTGCGTAAAGCATCATGTCGCTTGTAACAACATCTGTGCTGAAATCCCATGCGTCAGTAAGATCGAGATCTGAATACCATCCGCCGAAGGTATACCCGGTCTTTGTCGGAGCTATAGGTTCTGTAGCCTTTTTGCCATCAGCAACGCTCTGACTCTGAACAGTAGAACCGCCCATGCTGTTGAACGATACAAGGAAGGTTGATGTTCCTGAAGCGATATAAACCGCATCATGCCATGTATTCTTGACAGCATCAGGTGTTGCGGATGTTGTCATTCCCATAACATCACCGCTCTGAAGCGGAACAGCCGAAACAGTAAGAGTCTGCGTAACAGGTGTCTTGCTGTCCTCAATGGTCTGAAGCTCTTTTGTGGGCCTTGTTGCCGTACAGTTATACAGAACGAACTTCGTACCTGTCTGATCACCATCCTCTTCAAAGGTCATAGCGAATGCCTTTGCTTCAACAGCTGCATTCTCTGTCATGACACCATTTGCATCAGGTGTCTGGCCGAAAATCTTCTCATAGAACGCTTCCGGAATGAGTGCAAGCGTAAGATCGCCTTCATAACCGTTGTTTGCTGAACTCTGATAGTAAACGATATTATCAGCATAGAACTTGTTTATGTCGCCCTGTGCGCTCATCGAGAAGGAAACCGCACCGGGAACGTCTATAACGTCTCCATATGTCGGAACTCCTGCTGTTACTGATGTTATAGGGAATACATGAACATTTTTAATACCAAATTTAACTTTATCTGCCATGTCTTTTCTCCTTTATAAAGTAATTGAATAGATAATTTCGTAGCATTCCTCTGAATCAAGCCATTCTTCGTACTTAT